AGGTATTGATCCTGTATAGTCTCCGTATGCGTTCGACAATCCATTCATCTTGATCCCCCCATAGCCGCGATACGACCAGGCTCCGTCGTCATTCGTCGCCCCGGCGCTGATCGCACTTTGTGCGTTAAAATTTGCTGTAAATATCAGTTCTAATATTTGTTGCTGTAAGGCCTGATATTCAGTAACAGGATTCCATCCGGCACCTCTGTTCCTGGCACGAACGCCGAAGCTGCCAGCGCCAAAACCGCAGGCATAAGATACTGCCGGCATAACTCCTGACACAGATGCAAGTTTCCCGTTGCTATCAATCGAACCTAGATACTTACCAATACCAGTTTTTGGAAACTTGTAAGTATAGCCAGAAATTGGTGATTCAGAAACTACCATGTAAGGCTGTGTACCTATTGAATAAAATTTCGCGTAAAAAGCAGGAATGATACCAATCACCTGCCCATCAGCACCGGTTAAATTTGAAGGATCACCATTTTCTTTATAATTATGATTTGTTGGGTCAAGATAATAATTTATTGACAGATCATCATTTACGCAAGCAAACCTGATCTTATTGTAAATAGGCTGTGCAAGATGAACACTTGCAGCACCTACTTTTGTAAGTATTGTAGAAGGTACTGTTGTATCCCATTGCACCCCGTATTGAGGGTTCAACTTTGAGCCAAGTCGAACGTTTCCAAGTTCGCCTAATTGATTACAAAATTCAAATCCAAATCTACTTTTCATATTAAAATACCCGTCTTGATTTTACAATATAAGTATTAGTAGAAGCACTATCCACTATCTTTATTCTAACTAATCTGCAATTCAAACCATTCATCAATATAGCAAAAGTTAATGTTGTATTAGTGACTGTTAGAGAATTTACAAAACCATCACTTTTCAAATCATAAAAATAACTCTGTACCCAATCTGCATTAGCAGTATCCTCATCATTAGTTACTTCAACAGTCATCGTAATAGTGCCAGTAGTTATTAATTTACCGGTTAATGATAAACTACTATACCCATCCATACTTATACCGCCAGCAGCTGAGTAATAATTTGTCCCAGCTGTTACATTAGTAGTATCAACTAATGATGTTAAGACAAACTGATCAATAGTGTCTTTAGGTAGTTCTGCTATTATATTACTTGATGTATCAATAAATGCTGAATTCCAATAAGTTATAAAATCAGCAATAGTAGTGAATGGATCTCCATTACTATCTTCTATATCTTCCAAGTTTGCTGTCAAACATAAAGAAAAATTAGACAAATAATATAATGAAATAGTATTACCTGTAATACCTAACCCTAAAGTATTAGGAGGATATGCTATACCATTTATCTTGTTACCATCAAATGTGTAAAGTCTCATATTTAGTTTCTTTAATTTTTAACGATTAAAAACCTAACATTGAAGCCTGTCTTACTGTTAACTTATACTCTTTACTGTCTTTCATATTATCTATCATAGTGTTCAACATAATAACCTCTATACTACAATCTATTAATCTACTTACTAATCGATCATATTCACACTTGTCTTTATCTGGTGCTCCACCAACTATATATTCTTCGTTATATACAAGAGGTAATACTGGTAATTTATCTTCCCAACCATCAATTCTCCAACCCCACACATCTTTTACTTTCTTAGTTGGTCGTTCACTAATTTCTTCAACTTTTTCATTTATCTTAGTTGATAATCCTCTTACATCGTCAATCTCTTCCTTTAACATCTCACCAAACTTTTCTTTTAATTCTTTACCTGTCTTGCTTATTTCCATATCTTTATTATACACAAACTCATTGATATGTGACTTCTCAATTAAATCTTTATCTTCTATGTTTTGTAAAAGTAATGATTTTACAATATTTTTAGAACTTGTGTTATAATTCATAATAGCACCCCATATAACATCTTTTATATCTTTATCTGACATATCAACCGGCCACATACCAGGTTTTACCTCCATCATTAATCTATCAACTTTATCCCAGCTTTTTCTACTCTCTTCATTTTTGGATTCTGCTCTTATTTTAAAATCTTTAACATCTACTTCCCCTTCTTCAAATAATGTCCCCATAACATCATTAATTTGTTTATCAGTTATATCTTCACCAGACCACTCTCTTATATTATCATAATCAAACTTATCAGAATATGTTTGTTTTTCTTTCTCAGTATTACCCTTTTTGCCTTCTTCTTTCTTCTCCCCACCAACAGCCCGTTCTAATACTTTCTTACGTTCTTCAGGAGACATCTTATCTAATAATTTATTTACTTCATCTGGTAAATCATTCTTCTTCTGCTCAGGATTAGTCATATCTTCTAATACTCTTTTCTGTGCTTCAGATGAAAGTTTCTTAAACTTATCTAACATATCTTTATCTTTATCACTAATAGGTTCTTCCTTTTTGTTTTCTTGCTTAGTTTCATCTTTATTCTTACCATTATCTTTACTCTTTTCAGATTCTGTATTCTTCATACGTTCCTTCATAACTTCATCAGCATGTTTACCTAACTCTGATGGAGGAAAATCTTCAGGTGCCTTAAATGTATCTGTTGCTTCTTCATTCTTTCTACGTTCTAATTCCCTATGTGCAGCCTCTCTTACTTTAGGATCATTACTAACCTTTATAGCATTCTGTAAAGCACTTTCAGAAGCATTCTTAGCTGCTTCTGTAATATCTTGTGGACCCTCCTTAGTTTCTTCTTCAACTGTCTTAGGAGCTTTTTCTCCACCTTCTTTTACTGGTACCCAACCATTCTCTGTCTTCCTAAATGAACCGCCAGCCCATTTACGTACTTCACCAACCTGAGCTCTTTTAGCTTTTATAATTTCATCCTGCACATCATCTGATAATTCTAATAAAGACTTACGAATATTATCTCTTTGAGATTGTAATAACTCTCTATTTTTCTGTTCAATATCCATTTTATTTTAATTTTAAAATTATACAGAATAAATTAACAAATTAGTCAACACTAATGAATTATAAATTCATTTGGTTTTAAATTATGTAATATATCAATATAATCCATGACTTTATGAATTTAATTGAGAATCGACGTATTTCAAACACTCTCTCGTTATAGGATTACTATTTATAGACTTTCTCATATCAGGAGTAACACCATTTTCAAATTTATCAAATGGATTTTGAACACCTGTTTCTTCTTCACTTGTCATTTCATCAACCATTTGATTTTGTTCTTCTCCGCCATACATCTTCATCTGTTGTGATTGTAAATATACACTATTTAATATAGTATCCTTTTTAGGATCTAATTTACGTCCCATTTCCTTTTCAAAAGCTGCTTCTAATGGCATCATACCTGCATCTAATTTCTTCTTTGTAATATCTACCACAACCTCTTCATCTTCCCTATCTATACCTGTAAATATAAATTCATACTCTCTATCAAGTTCTGATACAATAGACTTAGTATAATTCTTTTCTAAGAACAATAACAAAGGTTTTAACCCCTTATGTTTACTATGTTTTAATCTCTCCTTCTGACCATCCTGACCAAATATCTGAGCCTGTTCTTTAAATGAATAGCCTAACTCACTAGGGTCAATAGTGAATGTACTAAATATCATAACCATCAAAAACTCCATCCACTGTTGAAACTCCATATCTCTATTATTCATCTGTAAATCCACCCACTCTAAATCTATACCTGAAAAAATAGGGATTTTATGTGAATTATTTACTCCAGCTAACATCTGTCGCCATGTCTGTCTAAAATCATTCAAAATATCCATATTCACATCATTACTCTTTATATTCACAAATCCCTTTGGGTTACTTCCTTGTTTAAAGAAGTTACCGTTGTATTGCATACCCCACAAGGCCCAAGTAATAATATCTAACAAGATCTCTATCTCAGATGTACCATAACCATTCTTTTCAAGTGCTGTGGAACGATTCCTCTGATCATACATTAACTCCCATGGATAAAAGACTATTTCTTCATTAGTCTTAAAATTACGCATTATATTACTCTGATATACCTGACCATAACGAGGTAAATATCCAAACATTTCATTATATTTCTGCTTAGCCTGTTCTGTAAATCTTGGATCAATAGTTTCTAATAATCTTATGGTTGATGCATCTATAGCATTATAGCCAATAAGTTCAAATCTATAATTTCTCTCACACTCAGCAGCTATCTGATCATAACTCAGAGAATCTTTTAATATTTTTGCAGTAAAATTATGCAAATCATCAGTAATATCCCACTTACTCTTTACTCCCCCATTATCTAAAAAATTAACAATATACTCAATTTTCTTCTTTTCTTCATCAGTCAATTCTTTCTTTTTACCATCATCAAATAAACTCTTCTTTTTTCTTATAGTATACCCTTCTTCTTGTTCATTCTGAGTAAATCTTAAGAAATTCTGAACCTGAGCTATACGAGTTGTAATTACCTGACTAATAATAGGAGTATCAGCTACTTTCTTTAAAATATCAAAGGATACACGTTTCCTTTGCTGCTTATATCCACCTGTTGCTGAGTAAGCCTCAAATGGATCGAACAAAAACGAACGTATATCCTTCTTTTTACTTCTTGACTCCTGTAAGTAATTCTGAGCTTTAAATATAGCATCAGGGTCATTAGAACGTAAATCTGACTCCAACCTCAAATTTCTTTCAATTTGAAGTTTAGCTATTTGTTCATCATACTCTCTGATTTTATCACTCATTACTAATAACAGATCAAAAATATCCGAAATAAAATAAATTATTCAGATAAAACTGTTACAGTAACCACATAATCTTTATAGGTGACAGTATCTTTAGCAGTAACACGATAAGTCTTAGCGGCAGTAAAGTCATTTTCTGTGGTACCACTTACCTGGGCTGTTGCTCCAATTTTAGCTGTTGCACTGTTAGTAAGTCTAAATGTAGCCTTTAATGCTGTTACTACTGTTTCAGCTGGTACATCTATATCAATAGTGCCTTCTTCGTGATCAATAACTACTACTTCATCTTCTACTCCTATTGAATATTCTAAAATATTACACAACTCATCATTAATATTACTCTCTGCTTGTCTGTCTTCATATACCCTTAAATTCATATTTAAAGCAACTGCTTTAGCCTTCATTAATTTAAGAGTAGTTTCAAGATAATCACCAAAAAGATTAACTGCTGCCCCACTAGCACCAAGACCAGGTAACCAATTCTCACCGTCTGTACTATGTTTAATCTCATTAATGAATAAACGATCATTTGTACCTACTGCATTAGTCAAATAGGAGACAAAGAAGGATTCATCTATCGGTGAATAAATAAACTGTTTCATTCTTATAATGTGTTATATGAATTGCGAAATTATAATTTACTTTTTGAATAACTACTTCTTAGTAAATGCTTGAACTATTAAATCACTTCTACCTTCTTTAACTAATTTATCAATTAATGACTGTACTGCTGATCTTCTTTCACTTTCACTCATCTCCTTACCACCAGCTTTTATACTACCATACATTAAATCATTAATGCTATTAGCAATAATACCTAGATCTAAATTTTTACTCTTACTTTCGTTCTCTTCATCTTTGGCTTTTCTGTCTAATTCGTGTTTTTGATTTTCGACAGTAATGTCTTCTTTTTTCTTACCTATCTTACCATCAAGATAGTCTTTAGCTGCACCCTTACATACACCTAAAGTTCCTTTAACAATACCTTTCCCATTAGCAGTCAAAACAAATTCACCACTTACATGTGTTCTCATTATTTCAAAATTAGTATCTCCAACTACAGCAGTATAAATACCATCTTCATCCTTATTCCACTCTATATCACTACTCTTACCACCTTCTTGAACTTTCTGCCAATCCTTATTAGGATTACCTGTTGATGATACCTTACGATACTTTACTCCACCCCATTCTCTTATTTCACCAATAGCTGCCTTCTTGCCACCTTTTTCAATATCTGTATCAATTGATTTCTCAATATTATTAACTTCTTCATACCTTTTACCTGCACGACCAAGTTTTCTATTTAACTCCGTATCAAGATACTTACCTGTACGTGACTTCTGAATATCGTCTCCTTCAGAAAAGTCCCATACAATTTGAGATGGACGTATAAATTGAACTGATTTCTGTAATGTATTATCATCTGTAATTTCAACAGGTCTGAATGATTTAACTTCTAATGCCACCCATTCTATCATCTCCTCTCTGGCTTCTTTATCTATAGATTTATTAATCTCTTCGTAAGATTCCTTTGTAAAGTTTCTTATTTGATCACTTGTAAAACATTCAATCTCACCTAATTTCACTGATTTTTCTATTTCACTTCTTAGTAAATTTTCCATCTTTTTATGGTGTCTATGAGAACAAAATAATTTAAGGCAATAAAATTATAAAACTTTTAACACAAATAAAAATTTATCTAAAAATTTTATAAACACTCACATTATCCCACCTATCAATAATATCTTTATTACCTACCAACAAATCTACTCTATTATTAAACCTTTTATTCATTCTATCTTGCACTACCCATATACCATCATATAAACCAGTACCACAAATATAAACTTCATCACCAAACTTAAATCTCTTCTCTAAATCTCTTGAAATAGCTACCCATCTATGATTAATAGGGTCATTCAAATTTATCCTTTTACCACTTGCAGTTATGTCTGGATTACTATCTGTTTGACCTATTACTGGATTATAACAAGTTATTACTATCTCACTACAAACTAACTCTATACCGATTAAATCATTAACTCCCACATCTTTTATAGGTGTGAGAGTTAAAAGTAAAATGGTTACTATTAATATTCTTATTATCTTTCTATACATTCTTTTTATTTAAGAATTCAACTAATTCTGGTGTTGATATAATTTCATTTGCTATTCCCATCAATTGAATATAATCCTTTAATCTACCCATTAACTTCTTAGCTTTAACAATTTCATTAATTGTACTAAAT